ATTAGATCGTCTGTACTGTTGCCTTGAACTGCAAAAGTAAAATTCTTATCTATGACTAATCCTTTCTCTCCATAAAATTTAGTTAGATCCATCTCTGATTGTTCTCTCTAGTTTTCCTGTCTCGGCTTGTTCATTGGCCCAGTTCAGGTATTCCCTTATTGCTTTTCCAAAAAGCAACTCTCTCTTTTCTCTACCCCATTCGTGCATAACATAAGAACCTGTGTCCTTGGCTATCTCTAAGTAGGTTTGTTTACTTTGTTTGATTGCATAGTCTAAACCTTCATCGCTCATCTGTGCAACATTCTTGAGTCTCTCACCCTCGCGCACTTTATTTGCGTGTTCCATACTACAAGCTCCAAACCATTTGTCGTTACTGCCATAGATAAAACCTTTCGCTGGTGCGCCACAATAAGCGCACAGCGAGGGTTTCGATACTGATGGGTTAAAAAGGAATCTCGTCGCCAAGATCTTCTTCTTTATTTTTCTCTACAGGTTTAGCTGCAGGTGCTGGAGTCGGTGCTTTGGCTGCCTCAACTGGTTGCCAATTCTTACCATAGTTCTGGTCTATCTTCATGTAACGCTCATTGTCAGGGTCTCTGACGAGCTGTCCTGAAACTGCTTTACCTAATAGCTCTTCAGTATTCTTCATAGAAGTAACACCCATGGCCTTGAGCAGCAGTTTAAGTGATATATCACCAATCTCTACAGCTTTAGGATTGTCTGATCCTAAAGTAAAAGTTGTATTCATCACGATGGTAGTGCCATCAAGTTCAAAATACATCTTGAGTGCTACCCAATTGTTTTTACCATTAATAATTTCATCCCCTGCAAAGTGCATGGTGTATCTACCGGGTTCTAGGCTACTGCCCCCAGTTTCTGTTTCATTGGCATCGTAAGCGTTGCCATTGTTATATTGTGTTAAGTCTGTCATATCATTTTTCCTATTATTAAATTAACCTGGGTCATAAGAGTTATAGTCAGACAAGTGTTCGACTAAATCCTCACAATCCGCCTCTATTGAGATAAACCAATGCAATCCGTCAAGAGGCAAAGAGTTATCGTCTGGATTAATTTTATCGATATAAGCGTTCAGCTTCTCTCTAATCTCTCCAAGCATAACCTTCCCCTCTTCTACATCTCCCAATTTACTCATTTGATCATCTCCTCCCTTATAGAAGGCCAATCAAAATCCATTTCACTAGGTAAGCCATATCTGTTCTTGGCATGGTAGCCAGGAGCTTCCTGAGTGTAAATTTTTCTATCGCCTTGCAAGACCTGAGTGGTCATGCCGCCTTTGGCATTTTTCTTTTGCACAGAACCAGTTTTATAGTTGGCAAAGAAAACACAGTCAGCGTGTTCAACCACCAAATCAGCACTTTTTCTGTACAATTTTATTTGATGTTTATCGTGGGGATCGTTAGATGGATCTTCATAACGCTTAACTTCGTTGTGAGCAATTTGCAAAATGGTCATGCCTTTTTCATTACGCAGTCTGGTTAGGATGTCTAAGTAATCCTTGAAGACTACAAGTGAAGCTCCGTACCCTTTTCCGAAAGAAGGACTTTGGATATCCGACCAACCATTTTCTTTACACACATGGTCATTAATCAATCTCTCTAACCAGTCTAAGCTGTCCACGACCACAGTTTTAAAATCATGCTCGTCATTTAGCAGTGCTAAAAGATATGATTCAAATTCAAGATAAGTCCTAGCGACATCAGTGTGTGGACACTCAATCTTACCAATACCATCTTCACACTGGACAATGATTGGATTGTTCATTGTTGATGCAAATGTAGTTTTACCAATACCGCCTTTACCATATAGGCAAATAATCGGTGGTTTCATTTTAGCTTTCGATAATACTTTATCTAGTATGCTCATTTAACCACCTCAACTTTAGTATCTTCACCTTCAACAGCTTCTTTCAAAGCATTGCTGTAGTGCTTTGCAAGTATCTCTAACTTCTCAACTTCAAAGTTAGCGTTGCCGATAACCTCTTGTCTTTGCTGGTTAACCAGAGTTACTTTGTTATATAGAATCTTGTTCTCTTCAGACAATTCTTCTACCTTGTATTCTTTACCATCCTCATCAAAGGTAAAGGTTAGTTCTTTCTTTTCTTCAGTCATATTTATCTCCCAAAGACTTGTTTATAAGTATCACAATCCGTCTTTGCAGCACAAAATCTGCAATGGTCTCCCGCGACTCGTTGTGGGTTTTCTTCGTCACAAGCATCAGTTGCTCGTTTCAAATTGGTGATAGCCCAACTCAATAGATTGGGCGTAGTAATTTCAAATGTTCTAATGGGGTTTTTAATTCTTGGCTGAACTATGGTCAGCTCCATGGTGATGTCTGGGTTCTCATTGCCATAACGAATGAAAGCACCAGTTCCATAAATCATAAGCTGTTTATTTTTTACAGCTTCAACAGGCCACTTACCAGATTTTAAATCTATAACGCAGATACGATCTTCAGCTATAAGAATACAGTCAGCAGTACCAAAGCATTTATCAGATATTTCATCCATATAGACTTTCTCTTCAATAACCATGGTAGCGTTAAGATCTTCTTTTCTTTTATAAATGTATTCAACATAAGTTTCAGCACACTTAACCATGTCTTCGGTAACTTCTATTTGGAAATCTTCAATGTCTACAACTTTACCGAGCCAATACTCTTCCAAGGTCATGTTGTTGAGTCTACCTTTAAGAAGCATCTCACACATTTCATGTATCAAAGTCCCGGTAGCTGCTGCGATATTGACTGTATATTCTGCTGAATAATTTAGGTACGCACTTGCCGGGCAGTTAAACCATCGGTCAGATGATGAAGGACTAAATATCGCGTGAGCCACTGTATAACACTCTTGAACCAGTTTCAAAATTTTGTACATCTTCTATGTCGTAAAGGATCTTTCCTTCAATCTTGTAGTATGTAGGCCCAACTTGTTTGCCGCGCCAATTTTCCAAAGTCCTGGAGCTTCTGCCCCACCTCTTAGCTAGTTCTTTCGTGTCAATAAATTTTCTCTCAGTATGCATTATTCTCCCTGTTGTGATTTAACTATAGACTAATATACGCGTGTCCACTATCATAATCAAGTATTAATTAATTAGGAGATGAAATATGAGTATAGATAATGCAACCCCAACACAATGGGACAATGCAAAAGATAATATGGTGGATCACCCGCCTCATTACAATGAGGGTGGCTTGGAGTGTATAGACTACATCAAGCAGCAATTAGGCGATCAGTTTCCATCTTACTTAGAAGGATCAATTATTAAGTACATACACAGGCATAAGTACAAGGATGCAAACATCCAAGACTTAGAAAAAGCCAAGTGGTACTTAAACAAATTGGTAGAGTATTACGAAAACTTGTAACGAGGTATGTATATGAATTTAGCAGACTTTGACGATCCAATCCTTCAAGAAAGGAATGGCAGAAAACCTGTCTACATAGAAAGTGTTTTAGTATCGGAGTTTATAGAATTTTGTCGCACAGAACAGAAAGATCCTCATAGCGTTGCTGAGTACCTATTAAGACTGGGTATTCACACCGCTAAAGAGGACAATGTTCGCATAGACATTAATAACTTATAACTATCTATTAGCTACGATGCTATGAATGTGTTGGCTTACAACATTAGCGTTGCCTATCGCCTTCTCTTTATGGATATGTGCATACCTTTGAGTGGTAGCAACATCTGAATGGCCCAACAAGTTACCAACCTCAGATAGATTAACTTTTTCTAATGACCACGAGGCATACGAATGTCTGATGTCATGCAGCCTAGCATCCTCGCATCCAACCTCTTTGCGTATCACATCCCAAACATATCTGGGTGAATCCATGTTAAATATTCTCTCCCCCACGCGCTCACACTTATCTAATATTTTTTGCACCCCGGAAGTAATAAAGATAATGCGATCGTCACCTGAGTGATCGGTCTTATGATCTTTAATAATTAATGCGTTGCCTTTAATGTCTGACCACCTGGCGTTTCTAATCTCGCCCACTCGCGCCCCTGTATAGATTAGCATCCATAGAAAGTTGCAACCTTGCTTGTATCTTGCTTTATGGCCCAAACGATCTAGCTGCTCGGTGATAGCGATCAGCTCCTCGTTGGTTAAGTAGCGTTTGCGTTTAATCTCACGATTCTTACCAATGTTAAATGCCGGGTTGTTTTCTATGTAGCTAAAAGTAATAGCCAAATTAAACATAGCCTTGAGGATAGAGAGACACTTATTGGAAGTATAGGGGGATCTTTCCGAGATATTAAAATGTAGTGTGGCTATTTCGCCACGAATAATATCTTGGATCTCTCTATCGCCAAGGGCTAATCTTATGTCGTTGTCGTAAAACTGTTTAATGCGTTTAACAGTCTTAGCACCACGCCTGTTTAGATCTTTTGTGTAAAGATCAAATAATTCGTTGAGTGTCATACTAGGTGTCATACTGACTCCATGTTCTTTAAGATGTGAGCTATGACTTCTATTGTCCAACCATTGCCAAGCATTTTATAACGCTGAGTATTGCTCACATGGTTCGTGTAATTATCTGGTACTGTTTGCAATCTTTCGCACTCTAAGGGTGTGAGCTTTCTCCAATAAACTTCATCTTGGGTTAAAACATTATCCTTTTGTACTGAGGTTACTGAATTGCTTTTTTCGTCTTTGCGTAACTCGAGCATTTGTTTTGGCTTTGCATCTTTCCATGCAACTCTTTTACCATTCTCATCAACTGACCTAGCTCGATAAGCAGCAGCTTTAACATCAACTGCTGTTCCTATGTGTTGAGGTTTATCGCTAACTAACTTCTGTGGTATGCCTGTTGCAGAAAATTTGCCACCTTTAGTTGTGTCGTTTTCAAAATTAGCTTTAGATGATTTGTAATAATTAGCTTTTATGCAATGTGCTTTTTTAGGTAAATTAGTTAAATTATCTTTTAATTTTACATTTGGGATTGAACCGCCCCCAGAATTTGCTCTAATAGTTACAGATTTACCATAATGTTCTCTTGGTTTCTTTTCACCAAATCCACCATATATATTTGAATACATTGGTTCTTCCGCATCATCCTCTAACATATCGCTTAAAACTATTTCTCTATCTTTTGGTTGTTCGATACTAGGGATGTTAGTCCAATAGTATCTCTGTCTTGACTGAGCAGATACCAAAGAGCTGTTAATAAAAATTGGATCAACTCCCATGTACTCAGATATAACATCCAAGTATTCTTTTTTCATCCTGACATTTTCTAATAAAAAATATTTAGGTTTAAGTTCTTTAACACACTTAACAAATTCAAAAAACAACATAGACCTTGGATCATCAAATGCTAACTGTTTACCTGCAAAGCTAAATCCTTGACATGGACTACCACCCATCACCAAATCAATCTGTGGCAATGTAGATAAATCTAACTTGGTAATATCACCCACTTGGATGATGTCTGGGTAATTAGCTGTGCTGACTTGCATAGCATACTTATCAATCTCACTTGCGTAATATTTATCTACTTTAATACCTAAACGATCTAAAGCAATCATTCCGCAACTCATTCCGTCAAACAAACTTAATACATTCATACTGTTTCTCCATTTACTGCATTAATAACAAACTCTCTAGCTTCCTTATAAGAGCATCCCATTTTCTTTAATTCACCACCTTTATAGACATCCCACCCACAAGGATTTTCAATGATCCAATCTTTGTATTGATATTTTGAAAGACCTTCTACATATTGCCATTGTCTAATCAGCCTAGATTCTTGGGGTGTCCCAATTCTTTTAAAAGTTATTTTTGTCATACTATCTCCCTTAGTGTATTAGCGTAGTTTAAGGGGTTTTATATACTATTGCAAATCTTTAAGTATGTCGGTGATGTTCTTGACAGCATCATTGTTCTTCATGTGTTCATCCACAATGGTTAATTGAGTTTGTTCTAAGGGTTGAGAAAAGATTACATTTCTGTGTGGTAAAGAGACAAACGCAAACACATCTATCTCGCCTTTTTTGTATTTCCTGTGTTCTAGTCGTTGGCCCTTACGCATATCAAATCGCCAATTACCTCTAGCCTTTTCTATTTTGGATTGTGTTTTGACCTGGCACTTATACAGCTTTAGGTTGTGTTCAAAGATGATGTCTGCGGATGCGTTGTGTGGAACGATGCTTACTGTATCAGAGACTTGAGACAGGATTGCTGCTGTGAGGTATTCACCAAAACGACCAACTCGTTCGGATGCTTGGGGCATGGGTTATTGTAATAAACTATTCAAATATCTCATTCTGTCTAGCTCTTCTTGTGATGGTTGAGCTTCAATATCTCTTGTTGCACTTGATATTGGTCTTGCAGTTCTAAGGATATCTCCAGTTGGAACTTTACTTAAAATCCTTTGAGCTTGACCAGCTTTTAAAGCAGCCTCACCCATTAGTCTGGGTGATGTAAATGGCAGAGCAGCCAAAGCACCAACATTAGTAAAAGGAGAAACCGCAGCAATTGTTCCAGCAGTAGCTGCTTGCAATCCTCTTGGCGTTATACTGCTTAAAGCCTGTCCTGCCAATTGTGGCAATAAGTCTGGATCAAGATCTTTTAACATTTCTAATCTGTTTCCATAATTTGTATTAACATTATTACGCATTGATGATTGTAATTTTCTTAATGCTGTTCCTGCGGCATTTTTATTTCCAAGACTAAGCTCTTTCATAATTTTCTTTTCTAAAACAATTGCTTGTTCATAGGCCTTCATTACTTTTCCATATTCCGGGGCTTCTGTAAGAATCTGTTGTTTAATTTTATTTCTTATTTGAGAAACCACTAAACCAGAATCACCAACATTTAAACCTGATGGGTATTCAGCATCCACTCTTCTTTTAAGCATATCCAAGCCTTTAGCATTGTGTAATCTTGGGTTAGCTTCAAATTCATCAATAATCTTTGATATGTTGGCTAATTTTTTTTGCGCTTTAGCTGACAGCTCAGACATACCTTCAAATTTTTTAGAATCTGAAAACTCATTAAATGATTTCCTTACCTTGCTAATATCAACAGGCAAATCTTCTAACTTTAAACCTGCTTTAGTTGTTGTATATTCCTTACCTCGTTCTAATGCTCTTTCTTTAAGTTTTCCTGTGGCCTGTGAAACAACATCTGCACCATCAGATGCTCCTCGCATTTCGCCAGTTAAAAGTCTTTGTGTATCTCCACCTGCTTTACCAGCTTGAACAGCTTGTTTTATTGCCTCACCGCCCACGCCAGTGGTTAATCCAACTAACTCAGTTGCTCCTTTCCCAATGACTTGCCCACCAAGTTTACCGCCTTGATAAAGATATTCTACTGGGTCTATTTTTTTACCAATCTGAGAAATTACTTGTCCTGCATCGGCAAATCTCGGAACTTTAGTTGCTAACGCACCACCGCCTCTTAAAAGCATTGCAGCATCAGCCAATATCCCAGCAGGATCTTCTGCAAATGTATCTCTGATATTACTCATACCACCATATCTATTAGCTAGATATTCGCCCACAGCTCTTGCTGTTTTTTCATCAGGCTGTTCGCCCGGTATTGCTAGTTCAATTACTCCTTTGCCAAGACTGTAAGTAGATTTAAAAAATTCTACAGGTGCAATGATAGGTTGAATTATATCTTTGCCTAACTGCAAAGTGCTAGATGGTAGGTTATATAGAGCTTGTTTAAGTGTTCCTGGCTCAACTTTAGGAGCTGTGACAGATATTTCTTCTATCTCTTTGTCTATTTTTTTAAGATTGTCTAATAAAGACATAATTACATACCTTTTTGTTCTGCAAGTTTTTCTGCATATCTAACTATTGCAGCTTTTTTGTCTAAATCTTTAGTATTTGCATACAAAATTTCCAATTCTTCGTTTGTTTTAGATGTAAACTCTTCTTCAACCAAAGCATCATAAATATTACTAAATGTTGTTTTAGGTGGCTCATAATCTTTTAAAGTACCAGTATTTTTCCATGTATTAACCATATTACTTTTAGACTCTTTCATGGTTTTTACAACCGCCAATAATCTTCTTAACCTTTTAGCATTAATCTCTTCTGGTAAACTTGGGTCATAAGCTGCTGCAACCAATCTATCGCCTTCTTTCTCGGTAAATTGTGCGCCTAATTTTTCTCTCAATGATTGAAAAACAATATCTCTTACATCACCTAAAAATGCTTTTGCTTCAGTTTGTCCTATGAATGGTTGCAAACTTTCAGGTGTAATACCAATAAACTTTCCAGAAACATTTGCTTCACCGCGCTCAATAATTGAAAGTTTTTCTTCTAAGTTCATTATGTTTGCATCTACTTGAGCTGCATCTTTAGAAAACCATGCTTCTGCTGTAGTTGCAAATCGTTCATCTAATTTTCTTTGTCCCGGGGTAAGATCTACTCCACCTGGTGATTTTGCTACTCTAAATTCTTCTGCAAGTTCTGGTGACATTCTTCCAGAGGCTATTAAAAATTGTCTTTGTTGTTCAGGGTCTAAAGTTGCAAAATATTCAGCATCTTTTCTTCCAGCAGTTGAAGATGATGGCTGTAATTGTTTTTGTTCCATTTCATATCTTTTTAACAGTAACTGATCCAATTTATCAGCACCCATAGCTTTAGATAAATCATAAAATGGAGACTTGGGATCTAATGTTCCAAGAAACTCTTTATAGTTTTTTCTTCTTTCTTCTTGTTTCTTTTTGCCTTCTTGCATGGTTTGAATAGCCATGGTGTTTTGCACAAAGTTTTTATCGCCACGCAAAGCACCGCCAAGTGCATGAAGCATTAAACCTAACTGTTGGTTTTTATCTGCTTTAATAATATTTTTATTAACTTGAACATCATTAGCTAGTTGCGGCTTATTGATTTGCGGATTGAAACCAGGTGCAACCATAGGCTGTCCACCAGGTGATCCCGATAATCTTGTCATTAAGTCTTGCATTGAAAATGCCATTATAAAACTCCGTAATTAACCATGTAGTAGCCGTTCTCGTCTGTAATGACTGCTTCAGGCATATACTTTTTCACTTCTTGTGCAAGAACACCGATGGTTGGAGTATTGACCCCTAGCTCTTTTGCTTTGTCGTTCCAATCCCAAGTGTATAGGTTGTGTCCATTTTCAGATTTGCCAATAGGCTTAATATTTTCTTTTAATCTTTCATCTGATTGACCAATAAAATATGATCCTGCTAATTGAGCAGCAGTACCTAATACATCGCCTAAACCAGTTTTTTGCTGTGTGGTAGACGTTGGAGTTGATACTCCCTGACCCGCAGCCAATAAACCAAACTGTTGAGGCCCATAAGCCAAAGCTCTTTGGAACTCTTCGTAAGGTGCTTGTAAACCCATTTGCTGTAGTTGTTGTTGTTGCTGACCAATCTGACCAAGCTGTCCAAGTCTTGCTTGTTGCTCCATGCCTACGCCCCCAAGCAATCCTGCTTGTTGTTGTCTTGAGCGTAGCTCAAACTCTGGCGCAAACATTGCCATTTGCTGTTGTCTTGCGATGTCTGATTCTGCTGCTCTTTGAGCTTGTTCAAAACCAGACTGTCTTAAACCAGCAGCAGTTCTAGCCTGTTGCTCGATGTAAGGTCTTTGTGATTCACCTTCTAGTAAAGTGGCGCGAGATCCCCCAAATGCACCAGCACCAATTGCGCTTGATTGCGCTCTAGTTCTAGCTATATCAGCTTGTCGTTGAATGTCAGCCATTGACTGATCTATTACTTGCTGTTGATAAGGTGATTGATATGCACCAATATCAGCACCAAGCAATGATCCAGTTTGACCTATTTGCGGAGCTTCTTGTTGTGCTAGTCCTTGTAAACCTGAGAGTGGGTCATATTGCATACCAGTTTCAAACAAACCACGAGTGGCTTGGAACTGTTGTAATTGATCCGGGTTAAATCCAGCAACTCTAGGGCCAGTGTATGGAACAAAAGGTGTTCCAGCCAGTGATTTACCAGCTTGGAATAATTCTTTTGCTTGTGCTTCCTGGTATGCTGGAAGACTGACTGATTGTGTTGATTTTCCTTTACTCATAATTCTTTACTTATTAAATTTTCTGATTTAAAGCCTAAGTGGCTTATTTTTTTTAACCATCCTTTTCTGCCACCGCCATATAATCTTTTACAACCAGCAGCTTTTGCAAATGCCTCTAAGGATGGCAACATATCCTCTAACTCCTTGTAGTTACCGCCACAAAACAGCAAGTTCATCGCTGTGTTCTGGGGGAATACCACGAATTCAGTTATCATAGCTGCCTTCTCGGCTGGCCATAAATGGAATATTCCATGCCTTATTTTATCTTCTATATCGTCTATTGTATAGGAATCTTGATGTTTGATAGCTTTTGCTATATATGGTTTACACCTATCCCATTGAACTTCCCAGTCTTCTGGTTCTTTCTTGATCGGTGTAACTTTATTAATCGCCTTTTCCATATTCTATAATACTTGCAACTATGCTTATTTTATTAGCATCAGCAGCTGTAACTTTTAATATTTCTCCAGCCTCTAATATAAGGTTTTTACTTAATAGTTCGTGGGTAGTATCTGCCGCCACAACAAACTCATTATACAAATAAAATACATTAGATGAGGTGTCCGTTATTGTTAGAGTTATATTTGTTTGCCCCGAATGATTGTTATTGGTAACAATAGACTCAACAATTGCAACATCAAAATCACCGCCAGTCGGTGCTGTATATAAAACTGTAGCATTTGTGTTGGCTAGAAATAATTTAGCATTAGTAGCTCTTTGTATGTACTGTTGCTGTGAAGCTAAATCCATTATCTTCTACCTCTGTTCTTAACATCCAAGCGAATATTCCCAACTTGGAAGTCTTGCGTGGTACTGCCTGTCACTGTCATTTGTACTTGTCTTGCAGTGAATCTCGCGTCAGTATAACCATCACTTTCAAAAGTAAATGATCCAAAGTCCGTTGTAGGGCCTAATGGAGTGAATTTACCTTTGAAACTAAGTGTGACACCTGGAAGGCTGTTAGCCTCTTCGTCTGGTAGTATTTGATTGCATTGGACATAGTTATCGCCATTACCAATTTGAATAGGCCCAGAGGTTGCGTATGGAACAGCAGTGCCTAAGTTTGGTGAGTTGCCTAGCACAGTTGATTCGTGCTGATAAATAAATCCAGCGTTGTCTGCTGAAGTTGGGAAATCAAAGACACCTTGGTCAACCCAGCATCCTCTATCTAGCTCACCAATAGACCAAACATTTTCACCATAATTCCAAATGATGTATTTATTCGGTGAGTATTGAGATTCGCCACTTGGAAAACCCCACCACAATTCATTAAAGTTAGAGTTGTGACCGCCCCAACAAGATTTTTTACCTGGCACATTAAGTTGATCGTAAACATAATCATGCACTTCGCATGGTATTTCTCTAACAGTACCATCGTAAACAAAAAAAGAATTTTCACCCATCCACGATAAAAAGTTACCAGTTGGAACAATAGATCTTACGCTTACCGCTTTACAGTTAGTACCTGCATCTGCAATACCATAAACAAAAGGTGAGCCAGAATAAAACATTCTGCTTATACCAGTATCACTAAAAATGATAATGTCATTGCCATGTGAAGCTGCGGCTATGGCTCGACCACCTGTAGGGATTTGTAAATCACCTGCGGTGTTGGTGGCTTTAGATGTCCAGTTGGTGTTGTCTTCTCTGTTAGACCAAGCAATCTTTCTTGGATCTCCACCTGACCCTATAGCTACTAAATGCCTTTCGTTAGTAACAATAATGG